TCTACGTTGCCAATCAGCAATCAAGTCTTGGTGTGTCTGATTATCTACAAGTGATGGGTCACTCTCAATCTCAATAGAGTTTTGTCGATTAACAGGGTCTTGTAGTCGGCATTCTCTTTTAGTAAACACCTCACCCATTGCAGAAGGTTCTGCATATCGTTGTGAAAATTCTTGGAAACTGAAACTACGGTGGCGCACAATCTGATGTGCAATATCTCTTGTAGTTTCAATCTCTATGCAAGCACTTCCCATCTCCAAAGGCGACCAGTGTTTGTGTTTGATGAGATAAAGTATGAGCTTTTCTGCCGTTTTAGAGTTAAATTGATTCGCTGGATTGGATACACGGGCGCAATACGCAATGAGGTCTTGAACATCTTTTAATCCTTCTTCTGCAAATTCTTTTGTTGGCATCGAATATGATACCAACTTAGCTGAGGTAATCATGTGATTTTCCTTATTCTTTGTCACTATCATCCTCTTTCTTTTTCAAACTATAACCACCTAATGGCAGTTCTTCCCATATTAATGTATCACCTATGTCCCAACCAACTTGGTCGAGAGAGCCTGGTGGAAATTCAAGGAACAAGTCTTTTGTCTTTCCATCCTCTTGGATAGTTACCAACCAAGTATTTTGTGACAATTGTTTATATTTCATTATATACCCTTTATAAAGTAAGCAGTTTTGTATCTTGCTTAGGATAGCCCTTCTCCTGTGGCACCATCCGTTCAGTTATTTAACAAGGGGAACAGAACCCTTGATTTGGTGCGCCTAGAGAGACTTGAACTCCCACGCCTCTCGGCACTAGAACCTAAATCTAGCGTGTCTACCAATTTCACCATAGGCGCATTATCGACTTAATGAAACCGTTTTGGTTTCGGACGATAACTGGTGGTCTTACTAGCGACTTCTGAAAGTCGTTTGGATAGTTCTGCATCACGTTTTTGTAGTTCTGCATTATCGAACTCTAGAGACTTAATACGAGCGTTTGCTTCTAGAAGCTTTGCACGATAGAAATCCCTCTCCCTAATAAGTTCATTCGATTCGTTTGAACGAACTGGATTTGCAACTTGCACTTCCATTAGAATGTCTCCTTCAATAATTGGAGTAGTTTCGTTTTACACTTCTGACTATCATAGTCTAGAAATGTGGCGTACTTGACAATTAATTGTCTACTATCAGGCCATACTAAATCATCTTTCATACCCTCATCAAAGCGTTTCACATAACTTAGTAACCCTTCAAGGATTACCAAAGTTTCCAAACTAATCCTCTTAGCGAGGAAGTTCTTTAATAATACAGGATGTTTCCCTGTTTGTAAAGAGAAAATTGAATCAAAATCGTCAACTTGTTCAAATAAAAATGACATATCAGTTATAAAGTTATATGTTAAGGACTGTTTGTTCTTAGACCATTCTAAGTAATTTTCTTCCTTGAAATCTCCTAACCACCCCTTTGGTGATTTAACAAAATTAGAAACAAAATACTCTTGTGTCTTTGTGTCATATTTTCTTGCAACACGAGCAAAGAAGTATCTGTCTTTTCTTTTAAAGAATGAAGCCTTGGTAGCAGATGTTTTGCCACCATATTTTTTATAGTCATAATCTGTTGTAAAATGCAATTTCAGACCAAGATACATTTGGTAGGCTTCCCACGCTTCCATTGGAAACTCCTTAGATTGGTAGGGTTGCTACTCTAGGCAAGAAATTCAATTCTCTTGCATCAGCTTCTAATTTTTCTTTGAGGGGTTTTGAAATAAGGGGAGCGATTGTATCAGGCTCCATCTGGTTTTTGTCACAGTAATCTAGGATTGCATCCATATAACTTACTCCACCTTTACTCACGATACCTTCAATAATAATTGCAAACTTTTTAGGTGTCATCACTGATATTTCCTCTAGATTCATAATATTCCTTTCATTAAGTGATAGGGGGCAGGGCGCCCCACCCCCCATCTAATAAAGCAGAGCCTGTATATCTATTTCAGGATGCAAATCGTATTCCTCACAGTAAGAATACACGGGCGTATTAAGGCGCCACCCTTACTCTTAGTCCTTCTTGGTGATGAACTTATAGAGTTCTTCTGCTTTTTCCATGACTGCAGCAGGCTTGTACATTTCTGGTGTATATCTTTCATACACTTCTCGTATATCCTTACCTTGGTCTTTATACTGTTCTATCATTGACCAGAACTGATTGTTAGCAACTTCGTGTTGTTGATCCATCATTTCTTTTGCCATTTTAAGAACATCGAACCGTAGTTCAAAAGGGTTTTTGTTAGACATATTATTCTCCTTGTGTGTGTCTGTTGTGTGTTAAGTGATGAGTATTCTGTTGATAGGAACTCATCAAACCCCTTAGTAGGCAAAAATTAGAAACTAATTCTTGCACCTACAACTGTGTCAGTGTGTTTAAAATCATCATTAAAATCGTTTTCCATGTATAGTGTTACAGCACCAACATCTTGAGTTAGATCTAATTCGATTTTGTTAAGGTTAAAACTGGCTTGGTCAGCAGCAGTATCTTCAAATGTCGCTCCCAATTCAATATTTCCCAAAGCCAATGAACCGTATAGTGAATTGACTTCTGTTTCTAGACTGCGCTCAGCACCAATAGTAGTTTTGATATCTAGCCCTTCAGCCATTGCAACGCTAGATGTAAGGGCAAGCGATAAACCCATTGTTAGAATATACTTCATTACTTTTTACTTCTTTCTTTTTTTTAGTAAAGTTGCCGGATTCTGTTTCGAGGCTCCGGCGGGCCCAGAGATTATGCCGCTAGGCGCATCTCAGGTGCAAAGTTATCGTTTGCATTTGTAGTGTTTGACCAATAACGCAGTCATCCGACAGTTCTACTCTTTCTTATCTACGTCAGTCGATCCTATTTCGCCCCCATCATAAGCACACTAAAGTCCAAGATATTTAATTCTTTTCTTTTCTTGTCTTTTAACAAAATTCCTATACCACTTAAATTTCAAAAAGAATTTTTCTATCATGGTTTCCTCAATGTGTTTATGGTGGAGGCGTTGGGTACTGCCCCCAAGTCCTGTCCGTCATTCAGATTGTATCAACAAACTGTAATATATTTATACCATACTACTTCTATAATGTCAAGTAGAAGTGCCTCGTTTTTTTCCTAAAGAAACATTTCCTTTTCCACTACCCAAAACACAAGCTTGTGCATCATTTACAAATTCTAACAATGTCCAAGTTTCTGTTTCGGGGTTCATAGCAATCACAAACTTTGATGGGTTTTTGAAACCATTAGGAAGTCCTGTTTCACCTTCTAGTATGATAGTAGGAACTTCTCCAAATCTTTTCATCAACTCTACAATTTGATCTGAAGTAGAACATTGCACTGGTTTCTGAGCCCAATAAATTACTGGCGGTTCTGGTTGTGGGAGAGTATCTTCAGCAAACGCACTAAGCGGTAGCAGTAACAACACCCCCATTATTAGATTCTTCATTTTCCTTTTCCCATTGTGCGGTGAAGTCATCAATGGTTTCAACAAGGAGAGGCAAGTAATCGTGCTTTTCTTTGATGAACTCTTGGACGGCTCCATCTTCTGTTACAACAAGAATCACAATCTGATTGATTTCGATTCCTGTTCGTTCTTCAAACATCTCTGCATATGCAGAAGCCTGAATGTAATACTCAAGATTATAGTCATCCTTTCGTTCAGAACGAGATGTCTTGAAGTCAATAATTGATGGGATACCGTTATATTCAGCAATACAGTCTACACGACCAGCGACACGATATTTCTCACTCCACAAACCACACTCTTGAGCGTATATTTTATTTATGTTACTTTGAATGGTTGGTTTTAGTTGTGAGAACAAACACCAAGGCAGAAAGTCTCTACCTTCTTGTGTCACTTCAATATTGTTTAGGAAATCTTCACACATATGGTGAACAGCAGTTCCACGAGATGCAGCAGTTCGCATGATATGGTTAGCAACATCGTTACCAACTCGTTCACGCCACTCTTGCAGCCCTTTTTGTTTTGCCTTACGAACACCCAATACGGTTGTAATGGATGGATATAGTCCAGTAGGCGTTACATAAAAACGCTTACGGTTTACTGTCTTTGTAGATACCTCTGGAATATCTATAGGGTTGTGTTCAAAAGTCATAATATTTTCACCTTAGTTGTTTATAATATAATATCAGATTGTTAGAGTAATGTCAAGAGTTTTTGCCTCTATTCATTCTCCATACTTCACGGGCTGGAACACGAATAAACCTTTTGTTGGTTTCATTTGTGTTTGGGTTTGGAATAGTCAACATGACATTCTTACCCCTTAGAAATGCAGAAAGTTGATTCTGACTTCTAGCACTACTTTGCATATACTCTCTACGCAATGCCTTTGTGGTTGATCTTGCAACACTATTTCTTTCGCCCTTTGATGACTGATGAGCTCTTTGTTTCTTCTTACCCATTTTCTTCCACCTTTATCTTACTAATCAAGTACTCTTTAACCATACCAGAACGAACAATATCTCCAAGTGTAAATTCAATATTTGAAAAAGAATCCATTCCTCTTAGAATACTCATAAAATGTTTAATACCTTCTCTTTCGGAGCTCTTTTGCAAATCACTTTGGAAGAAATCTCCACAGAACATAATCTTTGAATCCTGTCCTACACGAGTGATGATTGTATCCAACTCATGGAAGTTAAGATTTTGTGCCTCATCTACGATGATGATTGCATTGTCAAGTGTAATACCACGCAAGAATGAAGTTGTAAGGAACATCAATGAACCTTGGTTCTTTAATCTGTCATACAACAAACTAAATGCTTGTTCATTAGGTTGTTCAAACATAAACTTCACCATGTTCTGATATGGAACTTGGAACAGTGCTGTCTTGTCCTCTTCATCACCAGGCAAGAATCCAATTTCACGAGTTGGAACTGCACTACGAACAATATAAACACAATCATATTTTGTTTCGTTTTTTAGTGCTTCTTGCAAAGCAAGATAAAGAGTAATAAATGTTTTACCAGTTCCAGCTGCACCATACAAAAAAAGATTCTTACCATTCTTATAATCTTGAAATGCTCTTTTCTGATTGTCGGTTGCTGGTGTAACTGGTACTAATTGGTCAATTCTAATATCTTTTGCTTTCGCCATTATTCTTTACTCCATCTTGAACGATGTTTTTTTACAACTTCTGCTGTTTTAATTTGTTTTGCAGTCTTTTTACCATATCTATCGGCAAGTGGACTATCTGGATGTGTTTCAGCAGCTTTAGATAAAACTTCTTTCCAACCATCATCAGTTCTTCCATCAATTGTTCCTGTTGTTGAAACAATTCCAAATGTAGTTGGTACTTGTTGGACATGAGGATTTTTTTCTAGTGCTTCATATTTTGCAGCATTAGAGGTGAAGAATTCATCCCACTCTTCACCTGTCTCTGTATTTCTAAATTTAAATGTAGGCATAATTATCTCAATGGTATGTGTGTATTTGTCAATTCATTTATCTGTTCTTTGAGTTTTTGATTCTCCTCAGACAATTCCTTTATTCTATTTATTAGTTTGTAGTAATCCTCAGTAAGTCTTTTCATATCGTTTTTCAGAGTATCCACAGTATTCGATACTGCAACCAATTCTCTGCGATACAATTCATTCCCAGATGGATCTAATTTTAAGCCTGCATCCTGTTTCATCTTTGCATCCTCTTGGCGCATTTTCCACAACATCCAATCATAATAGCGTTCTGGTTCCTTTTCCATTACACCACCCCATACCATTCTGGAACTTCTCTTCGTTTCCAAGTTGCAAGATGTTGTTTATATTTTATATAGTAGTCACGATACGCCGTGATAGAACAAGAGTTCTTTACATCATCAGGCATGGCTGGTGTTGGTTGTGTCTTGTATCCTACTGGAATGTTTTTAGGAAGTGGACGTAAAAGTTCTGTATAACCTGTACATGCATGTTCCTTACTATAACGATATTCATATTCTCCAAGTAACCCCTGCCACATCTCAAACAACCAAGTGTAGTTGTTGTTACTAGAACGAACCCACAGATTTGATGGGTGGTTTACATGTGATGCTTTCATCAGTCCTGCTTCCATAGCAGGATCATCTAGTCGCCACCGTTTAATCTTACGTCCATTCTTTGTAAGTCCATAGTACATTGTACCATCTAAGATACGATGTGCAGTGGACAATAGTTGTGGATATTCGATAACCATTTTACGAACATGGCTATCGTTGTGCATTCTTACACACTCATCAATGTTGTTACTCAGATAAAATATGTTCATCTTTCCCACCTGTAAAAAATATGATCCTCAATTTCAATCGTCTTAGTTTTAGTTGCAGCCCAAGCAGGCATTACATAGTCTGCATGATAGTGTGTTGCACCCTCTGTAATATCTAGTAGTTTTATACTACCAGAAACAATGGATTCTGTCAATAGAAGAATGTCATTAAAGGCTTCTTTGTCATTCACCTTATCTGACTTACCATCACAATACCAACTGAATTGGCACTTGTGACGAATTGGAATCATCTCACCAGTTCCTTTCCAACTAGGACGATGAGGCCCGTCTTTGACAACACCACAAATCGTGTCTGGAAATCTGTGATCGTTGACACGATTTATGGTTACTGAAATCACTGCCATCTGTCCAGCAAGAGGTTGATTTCTTGCTTCATGGTATACATTCTCAGCAAGGCATTGTGATTCTGCTCGCTGAATTTGATCCAATTCTCCTTGTGTCACATCAGTATAAGATGGTGATGAGATAGTAAGGAAAGACATTAACAGTGTTTCAAATGTTGTCATTGAGTAAGTACCTTCATATTGTTTTCAGATTCGATAGCATCGTTTTGATGTTGTTCGTTTACAGAATTATCCAGTTCTTCCCACGCTTTTGTGGATTTGATTTTTGACAAGAGCATTCTATCCTTACGCAAACGATTCATAATGATTTTGTTTGCTTCCTTGTCAGAGTATTCCAACAGAACATAGGCACGATACTTAGGCCCGTTTGATACAATCTCAGTTTCAGAAACTTTGTATCCAGCAACATCTACATCTGCAATGATGTTCTTTGTTGCCTTCTCAACTTCTGATAGGACTGAACTACCAATCTCTTCATTACCAATCTTTGCAACAAACGATTTGGTCTGAGAACGAACACGACCATTGATACGGTCAGCAAGTGTTGTCTTTGCATTCAATACCGCAAGATCAATAGACAACTGTAAATCAGAAGTTGCTGCTGTTCCTGTGGAATAGATTGCAGTGTCGCTATCTGGCATTTTCTTGAACCAATCTGGAATAATTTCGATTTGTTCTTCAACTACCTTTGCTTTATAGACATAAGTTTCAGTGTCTACAATTGAGTTTGGTGGAACATTAGTCATTGTCTCCACCGTTTTATTGGAGCTGCAAGCACCAAGAAGTGCCACAGCTCCAAGTAACATGATTTTATTCACCATTATCTAATCCCTTTCAACATATTAATTAGATCATCACGCATTCCAGACTCAACAAAAATATCTGTTAAGACGGAACCTATTTGTGGGTAGTATGTTATTATAACAATACCCAATACAATACCTATCAAAATCTTCATCATTAATAGCAGTCCGTTCCACCAGTTTTCCAATTAGCGTAACAACTACTAGACTGTTTTCCATTACCAAAACCAATCGTTACACCACCAACACCAAAGGTACTGTGTTGTCTAGGGATATATAATACACTGTTATTGTGTGTATTGTCAATAACTTTTCTAGAAATAATTCTCTCTGTTACAACTGGAATGCCTTCTTGGATAATCACTTCACGATTTTCTATCTTTGAATTTGGTTGTGGGGATGCAACCACCACAGGCATAGTCTCTTTAGTTGAACAGTTCATCTCTGTCTTTGCAGTAAGTATCTCTGGTGATACTTTACTAATAACAGACTTCTTGGCATTGATTGTGGCCTGTTCACAGGCATTGTTCTCACTCATGTCAGGCCCAAATACATAAGAACCCTCAGTGGGGTAGGTCTGTCCACCAATGGTAACATCCATTGTCATAATACATTTACGAGTGTCATCAACATATGGAAAAACCTTCTTGTCTAAATTAGAAGTCTTTTCGATTTGTTGAGTCCAATTAGTTTCTACTGTTTTATCATAACTACAAGGTGCATCAGCAAACACTGGATGACAACCAGCAGCTGTAATCATTAACACTGTTCCAATAACTTTATTTACCATTTAACCAATCTCCTAACACCTCAACTGGGCATCTATCTTGATATTTGCACATTTGATATATTTGAGTGGAAGTTTCTATTGCACTACATCCACTCAATGTTATTATAACAAATACACTAAAAAGGAATCGTGTCATCTGTCATCTCAAAACCAACTAGATTCTGTGATACAGATTTGTTCCAATCCCAAGTAGCACCACACTCCTCTTGAGCATTCTCAATAACCTCACCGGCATAACTACCGAATGACCAACC